GTCGTTGACGGCATAGCCTTCAGGCAACATTCCCATAGAACGGATTGCGTTTGTATCGTTGTCCGCTGTACCAACACGCAAGTTGGAAACCATCAAACGCTCTGCAACGAATTGCAGCTGACGTGGGAGGATCAACTTCATGCCGCGAAGGGCAACTTTAAGACCACGCTCGTCAACAAAACCTGCGATGTTGATCAAAGCATCTTCAAGAGATGTTTCGTTCAAATCCGCAGCTACTGCTGGTTCGTTGGCAAACGTACCACCGGAAGTAAGTGGGTGGTTAGTTGCACACAAAGCAACTCCGTCACCGCCAGCAGATGCGCCAGCCGTAAAGGCATTGTTAAGAACTGCAGCAGCCTTAACTTGCTTTGAGTGTGCCATTGAACGAGCCAACGCACGAGTGTAACGCGAACCAAGACGATCATAGAGATTGTCTTCGATAGCTTCCTCAGTGATTGAGAAGGCCAGCGCCACTGTTTCGTGGTTGTAACGAGCAGTGTATGCTTCGTTAGCGTCGTCAAAGTTAATTGCACCACCTTCCGATTTGGTCGGTGCTGCGCCGAAACCAGACAACATAACTTCTTCTTCGAATGCTCGATCAGAAGACTCTGTTGTAAAGATCTCTGCGTGTTGGTTTTCGTACCGGGAGTACTCCATACCAAACAGCGCGTTGAGGCCTGGTTCTAGCTCTTTCGCTAGTTGTGCGCGTGAAATAGCCATTTGTTAGACCTCCTTAAACGCCAGTGTTCGCTACTGTACCAGCAACAATAGCACCGTTTCCGGAGTTAAAGCTGTTGTTCAGTCGAACGATTACGGGAATACCAGCCGCTGTGTAGTCTTGGTTTTCAGGATCGTCCTGAATACCGACAATGCGCAACTGAAGCGCAGCGGTGGTGGCGATTGTGCTGACACCCAACGTCGCAGAAGAAATACCAGTGGAAGAAACGCCACTTGTACCCGCTGCAAAGTTCGCATTAGCAAACACATGACCGCGAGCAGTAGCTTCGCTTGTAAGCGATGCACTGGATGCGATTACGAATGTTTGATTTGGGTTGTCATAGACAAAGGCTTTGATGGGATGGTTAGAATCCGCACCAGAACCCGGCCAAGAGTTTGAGAAAATCTTTTCACCAGTAGTAGACGAAACGTATTCACATCCCCAGAAAACACCGAGAAGACCTACAGTGCCCCCTGCAGCCGCGCCAACAATGTCAATAAAGCCAGTTGAAAGCGGGATAACAGGAGAACCTTGATAGATCGCGTTAGAGTTTCCGGAAGCGATACGATATTCGGTTGTACCAGTGGTGTTTGCGCCAGAACCCTGGACGCCTACCGGACGTAGTCCGAATGCACCGTTAGTATTTGCCATCGTAGCAATCCTTTTTCAATTACTCGGAGTCGCGACCGCGACCACCGAAAGTTACACGACTTTGCCGATTGTTCTGAATCGGCATTGAAGGATGTTGTTCCTTCATCAGGTCCTGATCTACAGCAGTCATCTGTTCGCGGGTTCTGCCCCCGTAATATGCAGTTCGTTCTGCTACTGTTTCTTCAGGTATACGGCACAGCATCAGTCCGCCTTGTCCGATAATGCCCTCATATCGACCATCGTCAATAGTAGGAGCTTCGTAGTTGGGGTACTCGTCCTTACGAACTGGTTCCCAACCTTCACGCAACTTAGCGTTTACGTTCATCTTGTCTTCTTCGCCGCGCATTGCGACTCGAATCCATCGATGCACGAACCCATCAGGTGCGGGTGGTGCGGAAAGGTGACTGGGCGGTGCCCATGGTTTTCTGCGCGTTTCTGTATCGCGGGTTGCGCTCTCGCGCGGTTTTCTATCAGCCATGTTATTACTCCTTCACATACTTGGCGTATTCTTCAAGAGGTACGCCGAGCTTCTTAGCAATCGCTACTTGTGAATGCGTCAGCTTGACCGACCTGCGCCCCTGTTTATTAGTGCTGCGGGATGCGGAGTTACCTGCAGAAGCGACCTGGCTTCCTCCACCCGATTTTTTAGCCGTCTGAAATTTATGCGGAAACTCCGCACGAATACGACGATCAACCTCAGTATAGTACTCATCGCTGCTTGGGTCAAACCCTTCGTCCTCGGTGAGTTGACTGTGCAATGCAAACGCAGCTGCGGTCATAACCTTGTCCTGACCAAACCACTCGTTCTTTGTAGCCCAATCTTGAGCACGAGGGTCCGCTTGCTGCTGTTGCTGTTGCGGAGCGGCCTGCGGTTGTGCCGCTTGCTGCTGCTGCTGTTGGCGCTGAACCTGAACTTTAGCGTTCTGCTCCGCACGAGCCTTTGCTGTGTTATATCGCTGCGTCTCTATAGCAATATTTGATAGAGCTTGCTGGGCTTCCAGCATCTTGTCCGTGTCACCCGCTTCGTATGCTTCTTTGTACACACGTTTGGCAGCTTCCGTTTGAGACTCAATGCGAGAACCATACTCACTCAGATACCCTGTATCTAAAGCCTGCACTCGGCTCTTGAGTTGCTTGTTCTCTTCAAGAAGCTGACTTGAAACGCGAACAGCTTCCGCCTTGTCACGTTCTTCCTGTCGGTACTTTTCAGTGAGCTTCTTAATGCGATTCTGTACGCCTTTGCTGTAAGAATCTAACTCACTTTCCTCGGGAGCAGAGGCAACAGAAGATTTCTCTTCTTCTTGCTGCTCCGGTTCCTCAACTACAATATCTTGTTCTTCATCAGACATAACCTGTCCCCCTAAATATGCTTAATATCGTCCGGCTCCAAGAGCGTTGCGATAACTTCATCGTCGTTGATGATGCGAACCTCGCCTCCGTCGATCTTAAATCGAGAACCGGAGTAACGCCCAATACAAACCCACTGGCCTTCTTTGCACCAGGGCTCACCCTTTGGTCCAAACTTATCAGGGTCTTTGTATGCTAATGGGCCGAGCTTCATTACATAAGCTACAACTGTAGCCACAGATTCACGTTCCCGAATCTCGTCGGGAATGTAGAGGCCACTCGCTGTCTTAGCCTTGCCTTGATACGGCATAACTAAAACCCGCCAACCTGTCGGCTGCGGGAGACGTTCGAGTAGAGGTTTATCTAAGAGGGACGGGTCTAGTACCCGTTCTTTAGCGTCAACATATGCGCTTTTCAAAGGCTCAGATTCAGCTTTCGCCTCACCCTTCTCTTTGTTAATTTTCTGCGCAACGTGTTCAGGAAGATATAAGGTCTTCGACATCGTCTACGTTTCTCTCCAGCAGGGCCTTGATTTCTTCTCGCGCGAAAGAGAGGCCCCGTATCTCTCCCACAGACATTTTGTACTGTTCCCAGTCTTTAACAGCACCGCTTGCAAGAGCATCGGAAATCATCTTCTCCTGCTCTTCAAGTTTCTTATACATGTACTTTGCCCAATCGACAACATCCATTACAAGTTATCCTTATATTCTCCTTGTAGGTCGGATGTAATCGGTCCACCCTCTGCCCACTCGTCGCATGTGTTCTGACTACTACACACGAATTTGAGCAGTTGGCAATACCCAGTGTCACCAGACTCATCTCCTATGCACTCCTGCATAGACTCTGTCTGGTTGTACATGCCGCAAGATCCGCAGCTTTCGTCATTGCGAAAAGCCACAGAAGTATTGGGCTCACGGTAATTGTACTCATACACCGCCATGTCCATGTTCTCCATGTTCATGTCAGGGTCCTGAGTTGGAAGAGGACAGGAGTTGCCCTCTTCAGTTTCTTCCATTTTATCGACAGGCATGCCATCCGGAAGAATGCTGATCATAATTGTAGGCATCAGTAACACTTCCCTCGTTTGCCGTTGTCACGGACATCGCCTTGGCGAACCTCTCCACCCATCATAAAGTTTTGAGTGTCTTCTGCACGACGTTTCGCTTCTCTGTTTCCGCGGGAAACCGCGTCTGCCTCGTCACGCTCTGTCACATAAATACCATCAGGACTCTGAGTGCTTCCCTCTTCATCCCCATAGATAGACTTGCCTAGATTCTTTGGTCGCGCTTTAGGGCGCATAGATTTCATTGGTGCAGGCATTGTTCTCTCCTATTCCATTATCTCAAAGTGAGGCGCATCGATGAATGGACGACGGCCCTGTGAACGACGTAAGTCTACATACTCGTTCATAGCTTCTTCCGCAGTGCCTTCATAGGCCCCAAAATCGTCAATATGCCAAGCCGCGCCCCAGCGAAGTTTAACACCACAATCCTTGGCGGCAGATTTCATAGCATCAGCAATCTCATCATAGAGATTCAACTCCCATCGGCCCCCGTCAATATATGCCATTAAATCAACGGCATAGCCTCCGAGATGCTTGCTCTTCATAGTCTGCGAAGCACCTTTCGCGACCAACGCTTCCTGCTCCTTGCGGGTTCTAAGACCGCAAATCACGCTGAAGTCCTGTTCGCTAATTCCAATAGCCGTGCGTACAACGGCCTGCAAAGCGGGATCAACCCCCTCCAGTTTCTCGTTGCTGCGGTTTCCCAGTTTGTATGTCATGTTACTTCCTCTTGAATAAAGCCTGCGCACCCCGGACACCGAAGCTGGCGCTTATTGCGATACCTAACGAATAAAAATACCAGTCCGGCGCTTTGGAAAGTTGCTCAAACCCACGATCTACCCACCCTTCTGCACCGGGAATGAAGGCTAAAATCAGCGGGATTGACAGCACAATTACGAACCATTCGTCTTTCCAGCTTGATTTCGCGCCTTCTGCCATGATGCGCTCCCAATCGGCAACGCTCGTATGTTCAGACAGCATAATCTTTGCCTTGGCTTCCGCCTCGGTCAGCTTGAGCTTGGCCTCTGCGGCCTGCTTAGTAGTCTTTGCGTCCAGCCATCCGCCAGCAAGGCTAGCGATCGGACCTATCAGAGCTTGAAGCATTCTTACTCTCCATTGCGTTAAAACCAAAATATGCAGCGGCTATGCCGGATGCACCAATCACATACACAGCCGCTATATCCGCCATTAACTTCGCAGCAGTATCTAAACCCGTCACAGAAGCCACTAGAATGACCAAAGGGTAC